TAACTGTAGTCTGGGTTCAATGTAAAAAACTGCTCTTGGGGTCCAGAGGCAGCAAGTTGAACTTGTCCAGCCATTACTACTATATCTATCTAAAATTTTAATCCCGCTAAACCACTTTCAATTCGTAAGACGTTGTAATTCACTGCGTATATCCTCGTGTTGTTATCATCCACCTGATTTATTGGATTGATCTTAATTGTAAAAAGTTTGTGTGAAATGCGACTCATATTTACCTGACCAGTTGGGTAAGGTGATTCTGGTTTAAGTGCAAAGGAGTACATACCAAACTTCGCTGGACCGAAGGTGTACTGAGAACTATTGAAAGGTGCAGATGGTGTTGTTTCAGTAGCTAATGGACAGTTCACATGATGTTTGAGGGATTGTTCATAGACTAAAAAATTTGTATCCCTTTTGAAGACAACCTCGTTGTTGAATTTCAACTCTGCAGTCGTTATAGTGTTGTACTCATTTGGATAGTTATTTTGAACAGACTCTTCAGATTGCGAAACAAAGTAAAGTTCTTTGACTGGGTGAGTAAAGTTGAGCATGACTGATTTTTCATTCTCACCAGCTTTCATTTTGAATTGTGAAAGTTGAACTTGTGTGATGATGTAATCAAGTGGTCGAGACATCAAAAAGTTCTTCTCGTCGGGAGTCACATATACGAACTCAGTATCGATCGAAAACTTTTGGATAGAACTGATAACCCCCGAAGAAGCGCCACCAAATATGAGTTCCGCGAGGGGTCTGAGTTTGATACGAACTTCGACGAGTTGTTTCGTCAACGCACAAGTTGGTATAGCGAGGGATGGATTTCTGTAGAAGTAAAAGGGAAGATCAAGGAAATACGTGTAATTTGTTCCGGATTGATAACTCAGCACATTCCCATGACCGTTTAAGAAATACAGAGTTTGTTCAATATCATCATTTGTGTTATGAAGTTGTTGATGCATATAGATATATTCGCCTGTAATCTTCTCTATTGGCTGACCTCCAATGAGAAGTTCAGCGTGCTCTATGAGGTGAGTTATCACAGAGGGACACCATATAGTCGTATTTTGACCACCTGCATCGGGGGTTGGGTCCTGTAGCGTGACCTTGAGTGTAAAGTTCCTGATGAGATCACCTTTATCATTCGGGATTTTACATGTCACAGTCCTTCCAAAGTCAAGTTGTCTATCGAATTGACTCTCTACAAAGTCAAATGCAAACCTGGTGTGTCTCTTGAAATTTGTCAGGAAATACGAAAATTGTGGTTCACCTGTGAGCCATTGGTCTTGGACTCCAGTGGCGGCGAGTCTCAGACGACCAGCCATTCCTACTCTATATGAGTAAAATTTTGGTAAATAAAACGAGACACTAAAAGTAGAATGAACCTTCAGTTGAGGAAATTCAAACCCGAGACGATAACAGACGACAGGGTATGTGTTTTCATAGGTAAGCGTAATACGGGTAAATCGACACTCGTGAAAGACATCATGTTCCATAAGAAACATCTACCAGCGGGTATAGTGCTTTCAGGAACAGAGGAGGGAAATCACTTTTACTCTGATTTTATCCCAGACTTGTTCATTTACGGCGACTACGATCGCGACGCTATAGAGAGAGTCATGGCGAGGCAACGTAAATTGGTGGGTGCAGGAAAAACAAATTGTGGAGCATTCATGCTTTTGGATGACTGTATGTACGATTCAAAGTTCCTTAAGGACACGTGTATTCGTCAGTGTTTTATGAATGGTCGTCACTGGAAGATCTTCTTTATGTTGACCATGCAGTATGTGATGGATCTTCCCCCAGCTCTTCGTGCGAATGTTGATTATGTCTTCATCCTCAGGGAAAATATCATTCAAAATCGTGAAAAGTTGTACAAATCCTTCTTTGGTATCTTCCCCTCTTTCGACATGTTCTGCAAGGTGATGGATGCGTGTACAGAAAACTACGAGTGTCTCGTGTTAGACAATACAGTAAAATCTAACAAGATTCAGGATTGTGTATTCTGGTACAAGGCGTCGATTCGAAAAAACTTTAGGGTTGGTGGTCCGGATCTGTGGAGACTTCACAAGAAGATGTACAATCCCAAACATCTGGAACAGAAGGAGGATGACGCTAAGAAGGCGACGAGAAAGACAAGTCTCAAAATCACAAAGACGCGTTGAGTGTTGAATTCAAAAACATATGACTATACTAAATGGCCTCTGATCAAGTACACACCATGAATCTTTCCGACGACGGAGAGGGAATGGTTCCTCTGCATGACAATCCTTCTACGTCTTTTAAAGCTGAAAAAAATATGAGTCAAAGTAAAGAGACGATGGATTCTACTCCCATTAACGATATTATGATGGAACCCCCTATGATGACTGACGAGCCCCGTATGCAGGGTGTTATGCCCCAAATGACCGCTCCCCAACCCCAGGGCGCTTACCCAGCTCCCCAAGCTCCTTCCGAGCCCGAGAAGAAGAACCCCCTGAATCTCACGGATGATCAACTCACCGCCCTCGTCGTCGCTGCTTGCACCGCCGCCGCTGTGAGCAAACCTGTCCAGGACCGTCTTGCGACCTCTATCCCCAAGTTCCTTAACGAACAGGGGGGTAGAAGCATGGTTGGTCTTGCCACCACCGGTGCTGTGGCGGCTGTGATCTTCTATATCATGAAGGACTACATTGTTAAGCCTTAGACGGTTGTTTCCCAGCCCATATTACTGTAAATCGAGGTATCAATACCCGCAAAATACGTCGCGAGGGCTCCCGCTGCGAATGTCCCTGCCAACAAGCCACTCAATTTAAGTTTCTTGTTGTTAGAAGCATCGGGATCAGTCATCGCATCCTTGGTCTCCTTGGAAATCTGGTTGATTAGGAAAGTCAGCACGAGGGCGATGAGGGTCGACGTCAAGAAGAATACGCGATCCACAGCGAGACGAGGAATGTTTCCAATAGCAAAACGAAGAACGTTAGGTATGACAACAGTCATCCATACGAGATTGACGTAGTAGTTGCTCACATACTGAGGCACTAGGGTGATGCCATAAATGAGGATCCAGTAGGCGATGGCCATCATCAACACACTGATAGGTGTTTTCATTTAAAGTACATTGAGATTATTTATCCTGGATGTGCTGACCACAAAACTCTTTTCGATCTGGGATCTGTTCATATATGCCAAGCTCTATACACATGTCCCGAAGTTCCACGTAGTTTTGCCAGAACTTATCCGAATGGGAATACTCTTTGACTGTACAATGAGCCAACTCATGGATGAGTACATGGAAGATGTCATTGACACTCCCATCTAAGCACACGACAATCTCCGCACCTTTGTTGGTGTTATACCCAACACTCTCCTTCATTCGTTTCATCCCCGTGAGAGGTACGGGAGTCGTCAGCATCTGGTACTTTTCATTCTTAGTTTCATTGAGGTGATCACGAAGTTTTCTATATCTCTGTTTTACTTCCGTGAGTACCTGAGGTTCGCGTGTCAACTGGAGAATTATGAGATTGATGACAATAAGTAAAGCCAAAGCTATCATCTGTTATAGACAAAGATAAATTTGCTATACAATTCTGAGATGGGATTTCCTGTGAGTCCCTCCCAAAGTTGTAATCTAAAACCTAGATCCTCCAAACCAGTCACCAGGTGATCCTTGTATGCCACCGGTTCTGACTTTGGTCCTTCTGCGTAATAGGGTGTGTCAGTGAGATGCACAAATAACTTTTCACCAAAGCCACCATTTCCATGGTCTTTCATTTTGAAGAAATTACCCATATCATCCTGATAAGGTGTTTTGAAGATGATCTTTTCAGAATCTGGGATGATCCCTATGAGAAGACCATCAGGTTTCATGCGTTTCTTGATTTCCTTAATTGAACTCATGAACAACCCCTTCGATCCAAAGATGTAGTGAAGTGAAAAGTTAAAACACACAATGTCAAACTTTCTATTCGGACAATTGTGAATGTCACCCTCGTAAAAATTGACCCGCATATGCATATTCTTCGCGCGTGAACGAGCCTCTTCAAGCGCATCATGTTCGGGATCACACATGTTTATGTTAACACCACACTTGTGCCACTTTTGAAGATCTCCACCAAAACCACAACCAACATCGAGGATGTGCTGTCCCTCACGAGCGACACTCTGTATGAGCTGTCGCTTCGCATCGTTGTGATTCTTTCGAATCTCTTCCATGGTTAGATATAGATTATCGTTTTTAATAGTCTTACTTAGGAAGCTTAAAGTTTTGATGCGTCGGGTAGATATAATGTCTCTCGAGCAAGATTACACCACTGTCCCCGGTCAGATTTTTGCGTGCCTCTCGATTGTTGGTCCTGAGTCTCCCCAGAAGAATGACAAGTTTGGTATCAAGATTCGTGGTGCCTTCGCGACTCGTGATGAGGCTGCGAACCATGCCAAGCGTCTTCAGAAGGAGGACCCCACCTTCGATATCTATGTCGTAGACATGTACAAGTGGCTCCTGATCCCTCCCGATTCTTCGAAGATTGAGGATGTGCACTACACCAACGAGAAGCTCGAGGAGATCATGGTTGGCTACAAAGAGAACCAGGCCCAGGCTGCTCGGATGTTCCAGGAGCGCAAGGCGGCGATGGCGAACAGTTCGTACACCCCTGGTGATGACAACTCGAAGTTCTACACCAAGCCCGATGAGGCACCTATTTCTCATCCCGCCGAGGTACTCGAGCGTCTCAAGAAGGAGAAGCCCGACGCTCCCATGGAAGAGCTCGTCAAGGAGGCTGATGCCATCGTCGCGAAGGAGATGGAGGAGCGTCAGAAGAAGCGTGATGAGGATGCGAAGCTTGGGGAGAT